AGGAGATGACCATGCCGATTCCGCAAACGGTCAATGAGAACGGCCATATCACCTATCACTTGAATGCTGAGCAAATTGCCGCATTTGATAAGATTGTTAGTCAGCCAGCTGCTGAGTGTGAGTCGTTTGCCGAGCTGTTAAACAAGGCGCCTATTTGGGCGCGTAATGCTGACGAAAACGATGGGTACTGATTATGGCCGCCCCGATGGGAAACCAATTCTGGAAAGCGCGCACCAAGCATGGACGCGACAAGCTATTCGCATCCGCTGATGCGCTATGGGAAGCGTGCTGCGAGTATTTCCAGTGGGTGGAAGATAACCCGCTGTGGGAAATGAAAGTGGCGCAGTACCAGGGCGAAGTGGTGAATATGCCCGTGCCTAAGATGCGGGCTATGACGATTGGCGGGCTGTGTATCTTCCTAGACATCGACGAAACAACATGGCGCGCATGGCGAGAGCAGGAAGATTTTTCCACGGTCATTCAACGTGCCGAGCGTGTTATCTACAACCAGAAGCTTTCAGGCGCTGCTGCCGACCTGCTTAACGCCAACATCATTGCGCGTGACCTGGGGCTTGCTGACAAGAAAGACGTTACGCAGCAAAGCAATGTGCATGTATCTGCCGATATGTCCCCACAAGACGCGGCCCGCGCTTATCAAGACTTGATGGGCAATGACTAAACCATTCGATTACCGAAACCCTGACTATTCCGCCGTGTTTGCCGCCAGGGCTGAACGGCTAGCACGCATACGCCAGCACCATGAGCGTATTCCGGCGCTATTGGCGTATTACAAGCATAACCCGGCGGCCATGATTTCCGATTGGGGCATGACCGCTGATCCCCGTAACGCAGAGCGCGGCTTGCCACCTACGATACCGTTTATTTTGTTCCCTAAGCAGGAGGAGTGGGTAGAGTGGGTGATGCGACATTGGCGCGACCAGCAGCCGGGGCCAACGGTGAAGAGCCGTGATATGGGCATGTCTTGGTTATCGGTGGCATTGGCCTGCGTACTGTGCATTACGCATGATGACCTAGTGATAGGATTTGGCAGCCGCAAAGAAGAGTACGTCGACAAGATAGGCAGCCCGAAAAGCCTGTTTTATAAAGCACGCATGTTTATGTCGTTGCTACCACCCGAGTTACGAGGTGGCTATGTGATGGGCGCAACTGACCCACACATGCGTATTAAGTTTCCCGCCACTGGATCAACGATGGTAGGCGAAGCGGGCGACGGAATCGGACGGGGTGATAGGGCATCCATCTATTTTGTTGACGAATCTGCATTCCTGGAGCGCCCGCAGTTGGTGGAAGCATCGCTATCCCAGACCACCAACTGCCGTATCGACATTAGCACGCCTAATGGGCTGGCCAATCCGTTTGCCGAGCGTGTGCTGTCTGGGCGTTTTGATACATTCCGCTTCCACTGGCGCGACGACCCGCGAAAGGATGAAGCGTGGTATGCCAAGCAGTGCGAGATACTAGATCCAGTCACAGTGGCCCAAGAGATCGACATCGACTTTAGCGCATCTATTGATGGGGTGCTGATTCCTAGCGCGTGGGTGCAGTCAGCGATTGGCGCACATGAGAAACTAGGGTTTGACCCCACTGGTGAGCGTATAGCCGCGCTAGACGTTGCCGACCTGGGGAAAGATAGCAACGCCCAAACGCTGCGCAACGGCGTGCTTATTGAAGATGTTGAAGAGTGGCATGGCAAGACGGTAGAGGATATTTACGGCACCACCACGAAGGCATTTAGCCACTGTGATGATTGGCGCGTCACGCGGATGCGCTTCGACTCTGATGGCGTAGGTGCTGGCGTGCGCGGCGATGCCAGGGCGATTAACGATGAGCGCAGAAAAGAAGGGCTGCCACTGATTGAGGTTGAAGCGTTTCACGGTGGCAGCGAGGTGGTTGATAAAGATAGGCCGTTTATTGAAGGTCGGACGAATGGCGAGTTTTTCGACAACTACAAAGCCCAATGCTGGTGGATGCTGCGAGAGCGATTCAAGCTGACACACGAGGCAGTGACGCAAGGCAAGGAATGGAAGGCCGACGACCTGATTAGTATCGCGCCGGATTGCAGCCACCTATCCAGGCTGACCAACGAGCTGAGCCAGCCGACTTATAAAAAGTCAGCTCGCGGTAAGGTGCAGGTAAATAAAACCCCCGATGGCACGAAGTCGCCTAACCTTGCTGACTCAGTGATGATTGCGTTTGCTGTTGCTAAGGCCAAGAGCGGCCCCGCCGTGCTATTAAAGAGGCGGCGTTAGGGAAAACCAGAG